CATGGTCTGTCATCTACCCCAGAAATTATTTTTTGCAAAACTAGGGATGATAGTGCTAATTGGATTGTTTACCATACCTTAGTCGATGGTTCTTTAGATTATTTAAATCTAAACACCGCATCTGGTAATAACAATGCCGCACCAAGCCTTCCAACATCGTCTGTGTTTTATGCTGGCGGTGACGCTAACAGAAGCGGTGAAGCCACCATAGCGTACTGTTTCCACTCGGTTGAATCCTACTTGAAATGCGGAGTTTACACGGGCAATGGCTCGGCAGATGGGCCGTTTATACATTGTGGCTTTAGACCAGCATGGCTTATGATGAAGCGCACTGACGATACATCAAATTGGGAAATTGTAGACAACAAACGTGACCCTGAAAATTTTCTTAACGAAGATTTGTCTGCAAACAGTAACGCATCAGAAAACGCTGTTGATGGTACAACGATTGATTTTACAGCCAATGGGTTTAAACATCGTGATGGCACAAGCACAGGAACAAAAAATTTTTCAGGCGCAATATACATATTCCTCGCCTTTGCAGAAGCCCCATTCAAATCAGCCAACGCCAGATAGGAGATAGATATGGCATGGAAATACGGACATAAAACTATCCGCCTTGGTAAGGCTTGGACGGATAATGACGGCATACAGCACCCAGCAAATTGGGGTAGCTGGTCAGACGAGCAGAAAACTGCCGCAGGGCTGGTATGGGATGCGTCTGCTACGCCAGCACCATACGATAACCGCTTCTGGTGGGATGCCAACACCCCAAAGGCTCTCGATGATGTGAATGAGGTGGATGGCGATGGCAATCCTATCCTAGACGCAGACGGCAACCAGCTAGTAACGCTGGGTCTAAAGAGCCAGTGGAAGAACCTGACCAAAGAACGTGCTAACAACCTACTAGCACCGACAGACTGGATGGTGGTGAAAGCGGCAGAGGTTTCTGGCTATACTGTGCCAGCAGACATTACAACATATCGTGCGGCTGTACGCACTGCCTCTAACACCATCGAGACAGCGATTGACGGTGCGGCAGACCATGCGGCTTTCTTAGCCCTGCATGATACGCCAATGGATGACCAAGACCCGCCACAGCCTACTGGTAACGCACCTATCAACGATTGGCCTGATGAGGTATAAAGATGAAGCCAGATGACTTGCTTATAGCTACAGGCGGTATCTCTGCACCATTATGGCTACCAGCTTTAAATCAGTGGGTGGCGCTTGTATTTGGGTTGCTGTCTATAGTGTATGTGTCGTGGAAACTTTGGAACTTATTTAAGGATAGGTAGCTATGATTGACCCAGCCACGATTGCGCTGGCAGCTAGTGCATTTGCGGCGGTTAAGAAAGGTATAGCGCTCGGCAAAGATGTCGAGGGTATGTATAAAGACGTATCGCGCTGGATGGGTGCGGTGCATGATATAGAGACTAAGCACAACAAGCAAAAGCAAAGTCTTTTTAACAAGTCTGTTGAAGAAGAAGCATTGCAATCTTGGACTGCAATGAAGCAGATTAAAAAGCAGAGAGAGGAACTCAGGCTATATATGCTGAGTGTCAATCCTAATGCTTGGAATGAGTTTGTAAGGATAGAAGGTCAGGTACGTAAGGACAGACTAAGGGCAGAGCAGCAACGCAAGGCTAGGATTAAGAAGAACATAGAGATAGCTGTCATAACCATACTGATGATATTTATTGGTGCTGGCTTGTGGTTTTTAGTTTGGTTTGCGATGAAGGCGCGAGGGTTGCTGTGAGTGATTGGCTAGATAAATATCTAAAGGTAAATCTTACCGCAAAGCTAACTATGATTGCTAGCGTTATGATGTCATGGCGTTGCGCGGAATGGTTTATGAACCTTGAAAACCCGACCACTGCACAGTCAGCTTTTGTATCTGTAATCATGGGTGTGATGACGGGCATATACGGTTTGTACTTAGGCAAGGAGGCCAAGGGTAAATGATACAGTTACTAGGTGTTGTAGGTAATCTTGCCACGACCTTTCTTGAGGGCAAGGTAGAGAAGGAAAAAGCCAAGTCTGAGATAATGAAGACGGCAGCTCAGCATGATAGCAAGTGGGAGCTAATCATGGCTGAGTCTACAAAGAATAGCTGGAAAGACGAGATTATAACGATTGTTATACTTGCGCCATGTGTGCTTTCATTTGTGCCTGGCATGGAGACTGTAGTGCAAGCTGGTTTTGACCGTTTAAGCGAGCTACCTGATTGGTATCAGAATATCTTATATGTTACTATATTAGCAGGATTAGGTCTGAAGGGCGTTGATAAGTTTCGGAGAAAGTAATGCCAGCTAAGAAGCGCAAATCTACGGTTAACAAGGCTGGTAACTATACCAAGCCTACCATGCGTAAGCAGCTCTTCCAGCGTATCAAGGCTGGGGGCAAAGGCGGCAAGCCTGGTCAGTGGTCTGCGCGTAAGGCTCAGATGCTTGCCAAGCAGTACAAAGCCAAGGGCGGGGGCTATAGATAATGCCGCTAAAGAAATCCCAAAGAAGCTTAAAGAAATGGACAGCGCAGAAGTGGCGCACGAAGTCTGGCAAGCCTAGTACGCAGGGCAAGAAGGCTACGGGTGAGCGCTATCTGCCTTCTGCTGCTATCAAGGCTTTGTCTCCTGCTGAGTATGCGGCAACGACAAGGGCAAAGCGCAAGGCTACGAAGGCTGGCAAGCAAGTGTCTAAGCAGCCAAAGCGTATTGCAAAGAAAACTAGGAAATACCGCAAATGAACATAGACCAGCTCAGACAAGAGCTTGCTGCTGATGAAGGTTGCAAGTATGAGATTTACCTAGACCATTTAGGTCTGGAGACTTTTGGCATAGGTCATCTCGTAACCAAGGACGACCCAGAGTACGGTCAGCCTGTCGGTACACCTGTCACAGAAGAGCGTGTTCAGCAAGTGTTTCGCCGCGATATAGCTGTAACGATTGAGGAGTGTCATATACTTTACAGCGACTTTAACGAGCTTCCAGAGGATGCCCAGCTTGTGATTGCAAACATGATGTTTAACCTTGGAAGACCGCGCCTATCTGCATTTAAAAATATGAAGAAGGCTGTTGATGCCCGTGATTGGGATGAGGCTGCGGAACAGATGATTGACTCGAAGTGGTTTGACCAAGTGCCAAACAGGGCTAAGCGTTTGGTAGCCAGAGTGCGGAGTTTGAAAGATGCCTAAAACACCAGCATGGCAGCGTAAAGCTGGCAAGAATCCGAAAGGAGGTCTGAATGCAAGAGGTCGTGCCTCTGCTCGTAAGCAGGGAATGAATTTAAAAGCGCCAGTTAAGAAGGGTGACAATCCTAGACGCGCTAGTTTCCTAGCAAGAATGGGCAATATGAGAGGGGCGGAATATAAGAATGGTAAGCCAACAAGGTTATTACTATCTTTACGCGCATGGGGCGCATCATCGAAGGCTGATGCAAAGAAGAAGGCAGCAGCTATATCCAAACGAAATAAAGCAAAGAAGGGAAAGAAATAATGCCTATGGGAAAGGGAACTTACGGCTCGAAGAGGGGTCGTCCAGCAAAGAAGGCTGGGAAGAAGATGGGCAATGGTCTGACAGCGAAGCAGAAGACCCTGCCTAAAGCTCTTCAACAAAAGATTATGAAGTCAAAGAAAAAGAAATAGTGAGAACGGGGCGGTAAAGACATTCCCGTAAGTGTACGGCACTTGTTCCAACAACTTTCACACTTTACGAAAAACCCGCCCCGTCCTCTACCGCTAGAGCTGTCCAGCGGTATCCTTGTTTACCTTCCAGATGCGCCAGCCAGAACCATCTGACATCTTAGCGCTTCTGTAGGGTATTTTTTTAGAGTGCATACTTCTCCTCGCATTGTCATAGTCTTGGATTGTGCCAAGAACAAAACTGTCACCAATCTCTAGGCGGTCTAGGAAGTTCCATCTCCCTCGATACTTCTTCAACTTGATTGGCTGGTTCTTCTCTATTACCTCTTTTAGACATTTCGAACAGTACATTAAAACAACTCTCCTCAGTTCCATAACACAACACTTCTCCTCTGCCGTTACACGTCCATGTGTTGAACAGAGCTGGATGCTCTTTGCCACATTTAACGCAAGTAACCTTGTGCTGTGGTTGTTTTGGTTTAGACTTCTTTTTCTTTCCTCTATCGTACCAAGCCATATTTTTCCTTGCGAATATTATCTAGGCTTTTGTTAATCAGGTCTTGCGCCAGCTCAAGCATACGTTTCTCAGTCATGTCAAGAAAGTATGACTTGCTGTCGATGGTGATGAGCAGCCCATCATCGTAGGCTGCTATCAAGATTTGTGGCTGGACTTCCATTGCTAAAATGGAATGTCATCATCAAGGCTAAGTGCGTTACGCTTGACTGCTGCTGTTTCAGCTACCTTGCGTAGACCGCCTTGCTGTACATTGTCATGCAGATTATCTGCTGCCTCATGCTGGATTGGCTCAGTGATAGATATGCCCAGAGACCCGTCATCGTTTTCAAAGACAGATACCCTGTACTTCTTGTCACCTCTGAGGGTGATGTCTGCTGGTGAGCCGTCTTTATACGGGCTGAACTTGCTGTTGCCCCACTTGGCTGCGCCGTCATCATTTGGGAACACCCTGATTGATGTTACCTTTTCTAGTCTTGTTGCCATTATGCTACTCCTTCTAGCTCACTTAGGCGTTTCTGGAAGAGAAGCACAAACTTGTCTCCTCGCTCCTTATTCCTTGCGGAAATCTTTTTTATTCTTTGCTTGTTATCAACAAACAGCTTTTCGACTTTAGCTGGTATGTCCTTGATAGCGAGCTGGGACTCTAGGTCTTTATACAAAGCCCAATCTTGCTCGTCTTCTGTTGTGGGGTTTTCCTTTACCTTTACAGGTTCGGGTTCTGGGGTAGGTTCAGGCGGAGTCGCAATGGACTTTGGAGGAGGACTGCCAGCGCCAGCCGCCTGACTGTGTTGGATGTCCGTCTTTCTTTCAACAGCATCCATTTCATTTGCTGATGCGTACTCACCACCAGCTAGACCGATTGAGGCTAGCGCACGACCAATGGCACTGCTCTCACAATTCTCTAATGCAGAGGTAGTATTGACATGACCCTGACCCCGTATCTCCTCTGCCATACCAGAGCCTACGACTATGCCATCTGCATTGGTGATTATAGCCTTTATAACGACCCTCTGTCCATCGTCTACAAGTATCTGGGTGTCTACCCCCATAGACACACCGAAGACCTTTCTAAAGGCTTCCATGCGGTGAACAACTTGGGTATACATCTTGCCCCCACGTTGTTTCACGCCGTGCGTTTTGTTTAGCTCTGCGCACAGAGCCATTGCCTGTTGAATATCAGTCATCATTTATCTCCTCAAATTGAATCTTCTGGCTTTCAAAGTAAGCTGTCATCATGTTCATCATGGCAAGCAGCGTTTCTTTAGTGTCCTCTAAATCCTTTTCCAGCCTGTTTAACCGTTCTAGGTTAAGGTCTATAAGCTGGGCGTGTTCCTGTTCTATCTCAGTCATTCTGTCCTCCAAGCCTGTTTAGCTATGTTAAGTATTTCTCCGCCATGTCTTGTTGCTATCATTCCGAAGTCTGGCGGCACTAGGGAAAATAGTTCCTTCCAATTTCCATTTGCTACTTGCATAAGCTTTTGCGCGGCAAACCAACGCCTAACTATATTCTCGTAGGCTTCTTCTAATCTTTCAGGCTGTAAAGCCTCACAGTTTTCAGCAGTGACGATGTTATAACCAGCACTGGTGACAAACAGCAATCCTGGGGCTAAGCCAGTAGATTTATAATAGACCGCCTGTTGCATAACTTGTTGTGGAGTGGGTTCAGTCTTTGGTTTTGGCACTCGCCACGTCCTGCTTCCGTCTTTCTTTGGTGGGTTTCGGACGGGTAGGCTGCATTTGAGGTCAATCTGTCTATCCTCGCTTGCATAGTCGAGAAATAACGTGACTGGTACATCAATGCGTGGGTCTTTGTAATAGCGTTGATACTCACCTTCTATCTCCTCATCGCCGAAAAACTCCGTCAAGCCATCAACTGCATGGCGTGACATATCGCCTATGTGGTTTTTAAATTCTGTAAATGCTTCTGCATCCGCACCACCATCCCAAGTCAAGGGCTGATAGGTCATGTACTCAGCCATGCCATGCCGCAGGGCTTGAGAAAAGTCACCCTTGTCCTGCTGCCCCTTGATAGGGCTGTATTCGTGCAAGCCCAAGCAAATGTCTGCAACAGTCTGGACGATTTGCCCAGCTCTTGGACGCGCTGACATCGGGAAGTTCATCTTGTATTCTTTACGCAAGAATAGCTTTAGGATGTGTTCGTCTAGCTGTTGTGTTCCCCCAGATGCAGAGACATGATATCTGCCAAAGTTCTTTGAATATTCTGGTACTTCATATTCCATGATTTTTCTCCTCGATTGTAGATTATCTATTGCTTACCAAACTGTCAATAGCTAATATGTAGGTATGTATTTATCAGATTATTTGTTAGAAAAAGGTATGTCTCAGGGTGAGTTCGCAAGGCTTTGTGAGCTGTCGGCTGCGGCTGTTTCTCGGATTATCAATGGGCATAGGTTTCCAAGTCCAGAGACTATTTACATTATTCATATCGCCACTGGCGGAAAGGTAGGCGCAGATGACTTTTTCAGAGAAAGAATTGCTAGACGGAACAGCGTTAATAGTTTGTCCTGAATGCGATGGCGATGGTCAGGTTGAGTATGAGGTAGGCGAGGCAGACTTTGGCGCGCCAAGAGGCGGGGAGTTGATTGCAAGGCTTATGGTTTGTGAGTTGTGCGAAGGGGCTGGTGAGATAGAGGTTGAGATTGATGAAGACGAAATGCAAATCATTGTCCAGCTCGAAAACACAGGCTCAATTCACTAAGGTTGTGAAGTATTCACTAATTTGTGAACCCGTGCCGCAGGGTTGGAAGGTATATCCCATGCAGGGTTGGCATGGTCAAATGGGTAGGGTTATTTTAGTAAAGGAAAAGTAGATGAAGAGTTCAAAAGATTGGGAAGCGCAACAGCGCGAGCATAGGCGTCAGTGGGATAGATGGAATGAGATTTGTCCATCTGGTTTTGAAGATGTGGCTATCAAGGAACACATGACGGGCAAGGCTGCGCCTCGTCCAGAGTATAACAAAGAGTCTGGGAATAGTTCTTTAGATGACTAATGGCAGAAACAAGGGAGCTGCCTTCGAGCGTGAAGTCGCGGCTCTCATAGACCAGCATCTAGGCGTAAGGGTTAAGCGTGACCTTGAGCAATACAGGGAAAGTGGGCACGGCGATTTGCTTGGGCTGGATGGCTGGGTCATTGAGTGCAAACGCTACGCTATGGCTAATGGTGGTCATCACCATGAGAGCTGGTGGCAACAGGCAACAGATGCCGCCGTTTCTCATCAGCAAGAACCAGTGCTGATATATAAATATGATAGGGCGGCTATTCACTGCGTTGTCAGGCTTGGGTTGGTCAACCCTGAATATGCAAGCACAGACTACACTTGCACAGTGTCTTTCTC